CTAATTTTCGACAAAGCAATGAGTGGAGGAAAAAACAAAAAAGTCCAAGGCGCTAAGCCTTGAACATAAAGGAATCTCGGTTTTCCGAGAGACTTAAAAAAATTCTAAGGAGGAAAAATTCATGAAAGCAACTGGAATTGTGAGAAAAGTGGATGAACTGGGCCGGGTGGTAATCCCGATAGAACTCAGGAGGACTCTGGGCATCGATGAGAAGGATTCGCTGGAGATATTTGTTGACGAAAGCCAGATCATTTTTAAAAAATATGAACGCGGCTGCATCTTCTGCGGAAGATGTGATGACCGGATGCTGGATTTTCGCGGCAAAGAAGTTTGCCGGGCATGTGCGGCCCTGGTCGGTCAGTCCGGCGCTGAGCTGGAATAACGACGGCCATGACCAGGAAAAAAGGAACCTCTGCTGCAAAGGAGACCGGCGGTTTACCGCCGCCGGTTCCGAAAAAACTGTTCTGCGAATATTCGTACCGGGAATGCACCATGAAAAGCGTGGCCGGGCTGTGTGAGGGCCAGGGGAAGTGTATGCTAGGCAGGACGCTGAAGCGGAAAGGGGGAAGCTGAGGCAATGTGTGTAGTGATGGGAATTGACCCGAGTTTGACATGTACCGGGATAATAGTTTTGAAGTCCGGTGAGCTAAAATCTAACCGTGGTATCAAGAGTAAGTTTACCGGCCCGGCCAGATGGCTGGACATTGAAGAAATCTTACAGAGCGCATTATATTGTTTTGGGCCTGAACTGATTTGCCTTGAGGGGTATGGGTTTATGTCCAAAGCCGGCAATGCCCAGGCTGAGCTTGGCGGAATTGTCAGGCGCAGATTGTTTAAAGAAAAGTACAGGTATCTTGAGGTAGCACCGTCCCAGGTGAAGAAGTTTGCTTCCGGAAAAGGGAATACACAAAAAGAGTTTATGCCGCTGGAGGTCCATAAGCGGTGGGGTGTCGAGTTTAGCACCCATGATGAGGTTGATGCTTATGTCCTGGCCAGAATAGCTGAGGCGATAATGTTGTTTGAGGATGATGAGGCCAACTTAAACCAGTATACAAAGTTTCAGCAGGAAGTGGTCCTGGAGCTGGTCAGGCCGAAGGAGAAGAAGAGAAAGGCCGGGAAGAATAGGGGAGGCGGAGTAAATGGCTAACAGGATAACCAAAGTCAAAAAACTGCGGGAAAAGTGGGATAAGATGAAGGCCGAACAGCCCAAGAGATTTAATGAGATAGTCCGCAGGATTAAGCGAGAGCAGGCGGCCAACAGGCGGAAGCGGATAGAACGAAAAATGAGAGCACATGGCCTAAGAATAAGTTAAGCCGCTCCAGGCAGCGGCCGGCCGTCACCCAGAACAGCCGGACTGAGTCACGGCTTCGCCGTCACTCAAAAGATGCCCGGCTTGGGTCACGGCCGGGAAGGAAAGGGGTAAGCCTTGTGGCACTATTAAACTACACAACCGAGGTACCGGTTGAAAAAAGCGTCATGGAAATACAGAAAAGCCTGGTTACCCATGGCGCCACAAAGATACTGTCCGACTATGACGGCCAAGGGAATATTATTTCAATCAGCTTCGAGGTTCCGTCTCCATATGGACCTCTGCATATTAAACTGCCAGCCAACAAAGACCCGGTTTTGCGCATACTTGAGCGACAAAAGCGCAGTAACCCAAGGCTAAAGACAAAGGCGACCGAGGACCAGGCCCTCAGGGTAGCCTGGCGGATCATCAAAGACTGGGTGGAGGCACAAATGGCTCTGCTGGAGACCGAAATGGTCAAGATGGAGGAAATATTCATGCCGTATGTGTTATTGCCAACCGGTCAAACATTTTTCCAGAAGTTTGAGACGGACCGTAAGCTGTTGAATTCGGGGGAGGCTGATGTCGGTGTCTGAAGAAGTCTGTATCCAGTGTCAGCAGTGCGAGAGGTATCAAAACGGTTGCGGGGGCCAAAGCGGGACGCATATGCTGGAAGCCTGCCCAGCCAGTGAGGAATATATCGGGAATGGACGGTGGAATGATGGGTAAAACTGTATTTATCAAAATAGACGGCCAGGAAGCGCTATGCCGGTCACTTAGCATCGGTTCCACAGTTGATGAAATAACCACGGTCACGGTGGAACTGCTGGCCGAACAGGTGGAGTTTGACGCAGAAAACGTGCCGATATATGTCATTATAGGCGGCAAGACATACCGGCTGGAAGAATAAGAGAGGCGGGGTTAAGGATGAAAACAACAGGCGGTTATAAAGCCAATAATATGACCAGAACCTATGGAAGCAGAGAGTTGCGCCGGAGGATAGCGCACATGTACCTGCGAGTATGGATGGAGAAAAACTGGGCGAAACGGTTCTGGTTCCATGTAAGCATTGAGCGGGTCAAAAGGATACTGCGCAGAACCGGTCATAAAATGCCTGGCTACAGGGGTGAGGCAAGTGGCAAAACAAAGGCTTCATGAGCAGATTAGAGATATGGCGGAGGAGTATAAAGACAAAATCAATTCACTGCATCACGGCGATATAGTATTTGTGGTGCATGAAGGGAACGTCATCGGTATTGAGGGAACCTGGAAGGAAAGGAAGGCGCGCAGGAGTGAGCAAAAAGGCAACCGCAGGACATTTTGCGAATGAGTTATGGCTGACCGGGGATAATGAAGCTGAAATAACATGGCAGCATTTAATAACGATAAAAATTGCAGGACAAGACATTCGTCAAGCACTGCTCGATTACATTAAGCACCATGGGTATCTGTGGGAAAACATGGATAACATTCTCCATACGGCAGAGTGGTTCCGGATCAGAAAATATACTGTTGCGGTTCAGCCATATGAAAAGTTAAGCAGAACAGTATGGCTTATAACAAAAATGTTTATTCATGTTTGGAAAAAGTGGGGCCGTCATATTGAAGCCAGAACTAAAGGCATGGATTGTTAGACGGCTTGAATTTAAAAGACCTGACAAGCAGGGAGGGTGAGGGCCATGAAACAGCGGATTACCCGTTATCGGGGGCCGAAGCACGCAGGAGTGAGCAAAAAGACCTTCACAGAAGCATGTGACGATTTCAGACTGGCTTTTAATGGTTTATTACAGATTTTGGCCAAGGAGCTTGGAATATGTAAGATTCTTGATTATCTGGCCAATAAGATTGACAAACGGGGAGAGTGAGGAGCATAAAGATTACGCAGATGCTATCAAATTTTCCTTCCTTTGAACAAATATCCAAAGCCAAGACAATGGCGGAACAAGAAAAAGCATGGTTGCAGTGCAAATTAATTTTTAGAGAGGCTGCCATCAACAGTTTAAAGTCATGGCCTAAAACCGAATTACAAGTAATATATAAGTGTGGATCGGCAGGATTCAGCCTCAGGGAATCAGTTGATATTAGCCAGGAATATGTGTTGATTTTAAACAAACTACACCTTGAAACAATTGCTACTTATGATCAGGCTGAGCTTTGGGCTGATAAATGGCTCTGCTATAAACTTAGCGGCAAGACATTTCCTCTAGATATTAACAGGGTGGTAGACGTAATTACTTTAGGCGTGCAACATTACTACTTAGCAGTTCTGTGAACCAATAGATTAAGGGCCGGGAAGCAACAAAATATAAGCTGCAGCAAATGGTTGAAGCGGCCTAAAAGCGGGGAGGTGGCAAGGTAATGGCAAAATGGTGTCATGTGGTGGGTTGCTGGGAAAGTGATGTTGAAGATGTTGCGGATGGCTTGGACAAAGACTTTTTATGCAGTGATTGCGATGGTTGTGAATCGGTAGGTGCTTAATATGGTTGAAGCGGCTTAAAATAAAATACCACGGTTGACCCGACATCGGGGGCCGAAGCACAGAGTTGTTTTAGCCCCCGTTTTTATTAAGCGGAGAGGAGGCGGTATATGAAGTGACAGGCAGTGTTTGCGTTGAGGACAACCCCAGGCGGTGCCAGGAATGCGGCCATCCCATGAAGCGCGAACTGGCCAAAGACAAGGCGAAATACTGGGTCTGCCCATATGGTTGTGGAGAGTGGTGGCCGGACCAGGAAAAACTGAAAGAACGGCTTCGGTTGAACCGGAACACAAAGTTTGCCGGGCGGAAACACTACCCGGACCCCTTGCCGGCAGGGCCCATTGACCCAAAAAAACATCAAAGCAGGTCAGGGCGCAAACGAAAAAAGCCGCCAAAAAAAAATAATCAAAATACGTGGGAATTAGAGTGACAATGGTTTTGGCTGTTTTGGAACACTTTTACATTTGACAGCCATAAATATACATGCTATAATGGCGCTGTAAGCGTACGCACAAAACGCCATTATTAACCCGTCACTCGATGTGGCGGGTATTTTTGTACCCTGAAACGGGCAGCCCACGATGGCTGCTCTATTTTACTTTCTGGAGGTTTTGTTATGGGGTGACGGAACTAAGCATTATCAGGGGTGACACTGAAACGTTCTGGCGATGGTGGGGTAGGACAAGCCCGTACAGGCAGCCAGCAGTCACAATAAGGCCACGGCCTGACTGCGACAATGCCAGACCAGCGCAGAAAAGGAGGCCTGGCCAATGGCTCGTAAACGCTATAAAGTAGGGGCAAAGTTTGGCCATGCCGGGTCCGGCGGCGGGTATCATATATATATTCCGATTATGGCGGAGAATTTATTGCACGCCATCAGCAGGGCGCAGAAGTTTGCCGGGCTGAAGAAGGGTTTCAAAGACTTTTGGTTTGCGCAGGAAGTTGGATCCGGTGAATATCAGGATATCAAAAATGATTGGCGCAGGTTTAAGTCCATGATGCGGGCCCGGGAAACAGAGAAGAAGCTGAAACGAAAGAAGTATGCGGGGTGAGGCAGATGGATTATAATCTGGTTTCCATAGTGACCGAAATCGGCGGTTATAAAGAGATTATTGTTAATTACGCAAGGATGTATGGTTTGACCGGTGATGAGCAGCACATCAAAAACATAACCGGTATTGCCGTGGCCATGATTCAGGCAGAGGAAAAGATGCACAATTATCTCCAGGGAAAAAGGAATTGATAAAACCATGCCAAGTAAACCAAGGCGGCCATGCAGTCACCCGGGCTGTCCTGCACTGGTGGAGGCGGGGCAGGGCGGAAGGTGTGAAAAGCATCGGAAGCAGGCAGGCCGGGATTACAATAAGAGACGTGGCAGTTCAAGCCAAAGAGGATATGATGCACGATGGCAGCGGTACAGGCTGCGGTATCTGATGGACAATCCCTTGTGTGTCCAATGCGAGGAACAAGGGATATTGACACCGGCTACTGATGTTGACCACAAACAGGCTGTTAGCGGCCCGGATGACCCGTTGTTCTGGGATCCGGCTAATCACCAGGCATTGTGTCACAGCTGCCATAGCAGGAAGACTGTCAAAGAGAACAGGGGGTTTGGGCGATGAAACAATATTATCAATGCATTGACTGCAACCATGAGTTTGAAGTTAACGGCAGAATGGCTGACGGAACCAGGTGCCCTAAGTGTAATGGCCCGACTCTGCCGATACTTCATAAGGGATATTACTGCAAGGAGTGGTATACTCGTGCGGCCGTGGCCAGCGGTATTTGTGACCGGTGCGGATGCATATGACCATTGCGGCATTAAAATAGTCGGGGGTATGGTTCGGAAAAAGGTTATATCACAGTATACCCGGGCAGGGTATTAAATCATGACGGCAGGCATCGGATGATGTGGCTGGGCATTGTGGAAACACAGTAAAAAGGGGCAAGGCTTTCAGCCCTACAGCCCCAAGGGGGTAGGGGGGTGTTAATGTCTGGGCTTGGGGGCCACCCAGACCGCGCCGACCCTAAACGCAAATTTTTTTCCCAAAATGGGAAGTTTTGATAGAGGGGTATGCGTTTTAAAGTTGTTTAAATTAACATACCCCCTATTTTGTAACAGAGTTTTATTCTTGCTGAGGAGGTGGGACCCGTGGCAGGAAGACCGCCGAAACCTTTTGAGGTACTTGTATCGGAAAAAAAAAGTCATAGAACCAAGGCTGAGCTGGAGACAAGAAAAAAAGCAGAGAAGGCGCTCCTGACCGGGTCATCTTTAAAAGAGTGGCCAGACGTTAAAGCCAACCCTTCGGCACATAAAGAGTTTTACAGGCTGAAAAAACTGTTAAAGAAAATCAGCCATGATGATGCTCTTTATGAATCAGTGATCAACAGATATTGCCTGCTCATGGCCGAGTGTCAGCAGTTTGAGGAAATGAAAAACTCTTTGACAGAAGAAATCCAAGAATTAAAACAATTGATGGCTGCAGGGCAAATTGACGCCTTAATCTATATAGAGCACAAAGGGAAGCTGCAGGATCGCATCATGAGCTGTGATAAGAAGGTCATGGAAAAACGTAAAATGATGCTTCAAATTGAAAAAGAAAACGTCATGACAATAATGGGTGCCTTAAGGGCTATACCTAAAAAACCGCCAAAAGAGGAGAATGAAGACCCGATGGCTGCCCTGCTTAATCGCAAGGCAGGTGGGAGATAATGCCTTTTGATAATGACAAAGCATTATTTACAACCAGCTTTATTCAGCTGCTGAATCATACTGACGGAGAGTTTTACGGCCAGCCCTTTGAACTGCTTCCATGGCAATCAAACGCAGTCTCTCAGTTTTATGGAACCGTAAAAGAAAATGGTTACCGCCAGTATCAATACCTGTACCTGGAAGTACCAAAAAAAAATGGTAAATCTGAGCTCGCTGCTGCGCTGGGCCTCTATCATACGTTCGCCGACGGAGAAATGCGCGGCGAAGTTTATGTTTGTGCTGCTGACAAGCAAAACGCCTCTATTATCTTTAATGTGGCCCTAGAGATGATTAATCTTTGCCCGGCCTTGAAAGAACGGGCAAAGATTACCGAGAGCCAGAAAATTATTTATGACAAGGTCACGAAAACAACTTTTAAAGTCATGTCAGCAGAAGCTTTTAGTAAGCATGGCTACAAACCCAGCTGTGTCATTTTTGACGAGCTTCATGCGCAGCCCAACAGGGCATTATGGGATGTCATGACTTTTGGAGCAGGGTCTGCACGCAGGCAGCCTGTCTGGATAGTCTTAACAACTGCCGGTGATGATCCGGACCAGGTTTCTATTGGTTGGGAGGTTCACGAATACGCCAGAAAAGTAGTGGAATTCAGGAACGATAATACCAAAGATGGAATTAATGACCCGACATGGCTCCCATTCATTTATGGGGCACCTGAAGATGCTGATATTTATGATGAAAAAGTATGGTACGACGTTAACCCTTCGCTAGGGTACACGATTTCAATCGAAACAGTCAGGCAAGAAGCCCTGACTGCCATGAACAGCGAGGCAAAAGAAAAGCTTTTCCGATGGCTCAGGCTTAATCAATGGGTTTCGCTAAAAACAATAGGCTGGTTACCGTTAACATTGTTTGATGCTACTGTTGGTGAATGGAATCCGACGGAACTGGTTGGCAAAAGATGTTACATAGGCCTTGACCTGGCCAGCACAGTTGACTTAACAGCTGCCGCACTACTTTTCCCGCCGCAAGATGGCTTCAGTGATTGGAGGGCATTGTTTGAAGCATGGATACCTGATAAAAAAATAAAAGAAAGAATGAAAAGGGATAAAGTGCCCTTTGACTCATGGGTTAAAAACAAGTTTTTGCACGCCACCCCTGGGAATGTAGTTGACTATGAATTTGTAGAAGCCAGAATAAAGGCTTTTGCCAAACAATATGATGTCCAGTATCTTTGCACGGACCCATGGAACAGCCGCATGCTTACCCAGCGGCTTGAAAAGGCCGATATAGAAACTCTCGAAGTGCCACAAACTATTGCAGGTATGTCACCAGGAATGAAGGAGATTGAAAGGTTAATGCAGTCCCAAAAAGAGCATGAGCGATTAACACATGAACCACACCCTGTAGCCAGGTGGTGCTTTGGTAATATAGCTGTTGCTGTCGATGGTAACGAAAACAAAAAGCCGATGAAAAACAAATCGAAGGACCGAATTGACGTAATTGTGGCGTTGATAAACGCCATGAACATAGCAATTAGATTTGAGGAGATTGCCAAGCCACAACCAGGTATCATTTTCCTCTAAAAGGAGGGTCCATATATTGAAACTTCTTTCCAAAATAGCAAAACCGCTGTCCAAAATAGCAAAACCGTTGTCCAAAATAACAAAACTGCTGCCCAAAATAAGGCTTCCCAGCCCCAAAAAAGTCGAATCAGCCGTCCAGGAACTGGTCATCCTGGGCGGTTTTATTATGGTTTTCACCGGCTTATGGGGCTATGACCACCGCCTGGCGCTCATCATCTGCGGCCTTTGGCTGATGTGGCCGGCAAAATCGGCATAAAGAGGGTGATTAGATGAGCTTGATAAGCAAAATACTCACAAAAAATTATACTATGACCGATTTTGATAAAGACGTAAAGAGCTGGATGGGCGGTGTGATGACAAAATCGGGTGTCCGGGTCAATGAAACCACGGCCCTGCGGTATATCACGGTTTTATCATGTATCCGGATCCGGGCTGAGTCGTTCGGCACCCTGCCGGTGTCGATATACCGCCGCAGGCGAAACGGCCAGGGCCGGGATGAGGCTTATGACCATCCGCTCTATGACCTTATTCACAGCGTGCCGAACACGGACATGACATCCCTGACCTGGCGGGAAACAATGAGCGGCCACCTTGACCTTTCCGGAAACTGCTATTCCATCATCACCCACAATAAACGGGGCCAGGTTATCGACCTGTACCCCTGGCCGTGGAACCTTATAGAGCCTAAGCGCAACGATGATACCGGGCGGATTGAATATCACCTGGACGACCGCGGGAAAACAGAAACTCTCCCGTCCGAAAAAGTGTATCATGTCCCCGGCCTTGGCCATGACGGCCTGAAAGGCTACTCGATAATATCTCTGATGCGTGAGCAGGTGGGCATGGGCATGGCCGTAAACGAATTTATTGAGCGGTTTTACGGCCAGGGCATGAACATTGGGTCTGTATTCCAGACTGAACAGAGTCTGGACGAAAAGCAAATCAAAACCTTACGGGATCAGTTCGATGAAAAATGGGTTGGCCTGCAGAACGCCCATAAACCGTTCATACTTCACAGCGGATTAAAGTTTGACCGGATTCCAATGCCCTTGACCGACGCCCAGACCATCGAAATCCTTAAGCTCAACGAAACACAGCTATGCGGCCTGTACCGGGTACCGGTCCATATGGTCGGTAATCTTGATAAAAGCAGCTACTCCAATATTGAACACCAGGGCATCGAATACGTCATTTATTCCATGCTTCCGGTCGTCACCCGGCACGAACAGACCGCAAACTGGAAACTGTTTACCAGGGCTGAGCGCGAACAAGGATATTACGTTAAATACAACGTTGACGCACTGCTTCGCGGTGACGCCAAGACTAGGGCAGAAGCCCTGGCAATGAAACGTCAAAACGGTGTCATTAACGCAAATGAGTGGCGCGAGCTTGATGACGAAAACCCGATTCTGGGCCCGGCAGGAGAGGTTTATCTGGTTAACGGCAACATGATATCGACCGAGACAGCAGCCAAACAAGAGCCAAGACAGAGTGGTTAACAGGAAGGGGGAATAAAAATTGAGATTTTGGAACTTTATCAGAAACGAAGACAGTGCAGACGAAGTCGAACTCCGCATCGAAGGCGATATCGCTATGGACGATGACTTCTGGGCCTGGCTGTTTGGCATTGAAACCGTTACACCGAAATCGTTCCGGGCTGAACTGGAGGAACATAAGGGGAAAAACATTATAGTCTGGATCAGTTCATATGGCGGGGACGTGATTGCGGCCAGCCAGATTTACACAGCCCTGAAGGAACATAAAGGCAAAGTCACAGTCAAGATTGACGGTGTCGCTATTTCAGCCGCCTCTGTAATCGCTATGGCCGGGGAAGAAGTGTTAATGTCTCCGACCTCAATCATGATGATCCACAACCCGTGGGGAGGCTTTGTCGGGGAGGCGAAAGACCTGCGTCACGGTGCGGATATGCTTGATGAGGTCAAGGAAACCATTGTTAACGCATATCAGCTGAAAACACGGCGCTCCCGGAACAAAATATCTCAGATGATGGATGAGGAAACCTGGATGAGCGCCAAAAAAGCTATGGCAGAAGGCTTCTCAGACGGGATGCTGTATACCGGCGCAGATCCGGCGAATGAAGATGTCCAAAACTCGTTCATGTTCAGCCGGACGGCGATTCAGAACAAGGCTGCCGACTCAGTGAAACGATTCATTGAGCAGTATAACCAAAAATACAAAGACCTGCATCCTGACCCAGACCCTGAGCCGCCGCCCAATCCTGATCCAGACCCTGACCCGGTACCCGATCCGGCACCTGACCCGGAGCCACCAAACCCAAAAGACCAACAGACCGAAGCCGGTCTGTTTTATTTATATCAAGCCCAAACAAAAGTCAACCAAAACAGGAGGGGATATTAAATGAATTTACAGGAACTCAGACAAAAATTCGCTGGGCTCTGTGACCAGCAGCAGTCAATCATTAATAAGGCAGTCGAAGAAGGCCGCCCGATGACCGAAGAAGAGAAGACCCAGTTCAATGACCTGCAGACTCAGATTGACGGCCTGGCAGAAACCATCAAAATCGCAGAAGATGTGCAGAACAGGGGCAAGGCCCTTGACGAGCCCGCAGACAAACTCCGCAGACCGGGCGGCATTCCCGGCGACTACTCCCAAAGTAATAAAAAGCTCGATGACGGCGGCTTCAAATCATCCGGCGAACTCTTTTACGCCCTGCGCTTCGGCGACAGCACGGGCCGCCTGAAAGAGCTTCAGGACGGCCAAGGGGAAGGCGGCGGCAAAAAACTGCCTGACGCCTTTGCCACCCAGATTATGCCGTGGAGATTCAAAAACGAGTGGAGCATGGGTGTCGGCGAACAGGGCGGATTCGCTGTACCAACACAGTTTCTCGGCGGCGACCCCCTGATGATCAGGCCGGAAGACGCTATTGTGCGTCCCAGGTCAACCATAATCCCTGCCGGTGACCCGCCTGATACAGCTGTTACCATCCCTGCTTTTACCCAGGGCTCTGACGGCGTTTACGGCGGCGTAACGGTAGAGTGGATTGGTGAGGGTGCTACCAAACCCGAAACCGACGGCAAGCTTCGTGAAGTATCGCTGCAGCCGCACGAAGTCGCAGCCCATACCGTTGTCACCGATAAACTGCTCCGTAACTGGGAAGCAGCTTCCAGCTTTATCGGAATGCTTCTACGTGGCGCAACTATCAGTGCAGAAGACATGGCCTGCCTGACCGGTAACGGTGTTGCCAAGCCCTTTGGGGTCCAGAACTGTCCCGGAACAATCGCATACAACCGGGCCGCTGCGAACCAGATCAGCTATGCTGATGTCGTCAACATGATGGCTTTACTGCTGCCCGAATCTGCCAGCAGAGCAGTATGGGTAGCCAGCATCAGCACTCTGCCGCAGATAGCCGCACTGCAGGATCCTGCCGGCCGGTACATATTTATCCAGGGCGACGCCACCCGCGGAATTCCCAGCACACTGTGCGGCATCCCCATCAAGTTCACTGGCAAAACCCCGGCCCTGGGAAGCAAGGGCGACCTGACCCTGGTAGATTTCACCTACTACCTGATCAAAGACGGTTCCGGCCCGTTCGTTGCCGCATCCGAGCACGTTTTATTCCGCCAGAACAAGACTGTCATCAAGGTGTTCTGGAACGTTGACGGCAAAGGCTGGGTAGATGAGCCGCTTACCCAGGAAAACAGCACAGATGAGCTGAGCGCATACATTGTGCTTGATGTGCCCGCCGTCTACTAATTAAAAACTAAATAAAAAAATTTAATAAAATAAGTGACCGGGGGCTCTGCGCACAGCATCCCCCGGAACTAACAAAGGAGTGATTTGACAGTGAAGCTTTTAAGTGAAGCCGTAAAACTTGATATCGCATTAACCTCGGCCAGTCTCAACGGCGCAGGGACCGGGGCCTATTTCAAAATGGATAAGTACCGCAAAGCCCTGTTTATTGCCGAAATCGGTGCCATGGCCGCCGCAGCCACTTCCGTGCTGCAGGTCATGCAGGCCCAGGACGCCGCAGGAACAGGGGCCAAAGTAATCACTAACAACGCCGCCACCATCACCGCCAATACCCATGTGGCCGCCGCCACCCTGACCGCCGCCGCGTGTGCGCCTGCCGACACCTGTGTAATCAACGGCCTGACTTTTACGGGAGCCGCCGCCGCCGACCTGCCGAACAGAGTATTTCTGGCTGACGCCGTTGACAACAACGCTACAGCTGCCAGCCTTGCCGCGGCTATCAATCACGGCAGTGCCGGTGTCCCGGGAATTACCGCATCGGCCAACGCGGCCGTGGTTACCCTGACCGCCACCGAGCCCGGCGAAAAGGACATCACCGTAGTCGGCACCGCAGTCCGCCTGGTCGCAGCCACACTTCGCGCTATCGGCTATGTCGAATGTGACGCATCCTTCCTGGATCTCGTCAACGATTTTACGCACGTAGCACTCAGGGCCACCAACTCCGCAGCCATGCAAACCGGAGCAATCCTGGTTCGTGGCGGGGCCAGTTACTCACCGACCCAGTATGTAGCCGCCTCAAAGGTAAATGTTGAGGCTTAATCCTAACCAAAGCGGGGCAGGCTTAACCGCCTGCCCCAAAACTATATAAGGCGGTGAGCATCCTTGAAGATGTTTAAGGTTATATCTGAGTTTGTTGATAGCCTGTCCGGACAGCGCAAGCATCCCGGCGACCTGGTTGAGGCTGATGAATCAAGGGCAGAAATGCTGAGAAAAATCGGTGTTATCGGCCCGGAAGCGCAGAAGCCCGAACCCGTGTTACAGCCGGAAGAAGGTTCTCCTCTGGATGTAACAGACGAACCTTATATTCGTAAAGATGACGACCCAGGCGAGATTGAGCCCGAACCCGTTAACCCTGAACCTGTCGAAGCAACACCGGATATTGAGCATCTTGGCGGCGGCTGGTACCGGCTTCCGAACGGGGCTAAGGTACACGGCAAAGACAACGCCATGGATGCACTGACAGAACTGCAAAAACAATAACTTAAACCGGGAGGGGTTGCCCCCTCCCTTCTTCGTGCCCCCGGTGGATGCAAGCGGGTTCGACTCCCGCAGGGGGCCTAATATTAACAGGGGGAATGCCCCATGCCCGAGATATTCGAACGTATAAATGACCACTGTATAAAGTACGAGCAGGACGGGAAAAAGTTTATACAATTTCAGCAGGGTCAGAACTATTACAATTACACCAATGTTCAATACGAAGCCTTTGATGGAACGATAGAACCTATTCCCGATGCAGAAAAGCCGTTCTTCTGGGAATTTACCCACCGGATGACCAAAGCGAATTTCAGGGCTTACTTCGGAGATTGGTGGAGTCCTAACCCCTGCCTTGTTTCATTTGAATTTTTAAATGCAGAGGATAGTGAACGCTGGATAAACTACAAACCTGTTAATGCTTTACCTTCCGACACTATTGTCCAGGGGAATACTATTACCTGGGTTGACTGCTGGCCTGGGGTTGACCTACGGTATATTGTTGCCCCTGAAAGGCTGAAGTTGGACATAATCTTCAAAACCCCTGAATCAGTGTTTGAACCTTCGTTTACACTGAAAATGAGCGAAGGGCTTGATAAGATTATTGATGATGCT